TTGCGCCGCTGACAGGCAATAAAATAATGTGGCCGCCCCGGAAAATTTCCGGGGCGGCCGTTTCTGTACGGAAAATGTTGCGATATATTGACAGTGCGGCAATGGGGAACTGCTTTCAGGCAATAATCCAACTGCATACAAAGGGTTTCTTACGCCCACAGCCCTATGGGCTGCGTTCGTAAGAAACGGGAATCTCCCACGGCCAAAGGAAGCGCTGAATCAATCGCCTTCGGCTGAGCAGCGGATCTTTTTCCCTGCCCGTGCGGCTTCAAAAGCGGGAAATACATACAGTATTCCTCCGATTTTGAACCCTTCGTTCAGGGAAAAATCTCTCGCTGTCAGCTCTCGCCGATTGAATCAGCGCTTCCTAAAGTGTCCGCCGGACACTTTTTCCCCGGCTGCGCCGGGGCGGCCTTTCGATTCCCAGACGGGGAATCATGCAAAAATCCCGGTGCGAACGCACCGGGATTTTTACATGGTGACCCGTACGGGAATCGAACCCAGCATATTATTTCTTAAACATGTTGCAGCTCTAAGAGATTCTATTTTTCGTTTCCAATTTCGTTGCCAATTTTACCGTTCGCCGATGGACTGGACGAGAAAAAGTTCCGAAAGTCCTGCGCTCTTTTGGCAATATCCTTCTGCGCTAGGTGCGTGTAAATCTTGTGCATCGTCCCATCATCTGCCCAGCCGCCGATTTCCATAGCTATCTTTTCCGGGACTTGGAGATGGTAAGCCAGAGATGCGAAGCTGTGCCGCAATCCGTGATTCCCGACTTTCGGCAGTCCGTTGGCGGAACAAATCTCGTTTATCCTTGTGCAGATCCACCCACCGGTCAGGTTGACGACATAGCCTTCCTTGTTATCAACCGCCTTTAGTGCTTCCATCAACGGCTCAATAATCGGCACCGTGCGCCGGGAGGAATCGTTTTTATTCTGCTTCTTGTGAACCAGTTTGCCGCCGTCTCCGGCCACTCTTGCCCCGCGAACGTATATGATCTCGTTTTCGAGGTCAACGTTGTCCCACGTCAGCGCAAGCATTTCAGACCGGCGCAAACTGGACAGTTCCAGCAGAGCGGCTATTTCTATCGGTTCGCCCTTTATGGCGTTTACAAACACCGGTATCTGGTCTGGGTCGAGGAACGGCTTTTCGTTGTATTCCTTTTCCGGCAGGGTCACGCGCGGCCTGCGTCCGGTTTCCTCAAATATCGCTGCGGAGATCAGCATCCACACGTTTTTGATATACTTCGGGGACAGTGATTTCGCTTCCCTGCGGATGGCGGCTTGCCACTGATCGTCCGTGGTGGTGTATACGTCAGCCGCCATCATGCTTTGGAAACGCTGCTTGCGGTAGGATTCATACGCATAAATCGTTGACGGCGACTTGAACCCCTTCCGGTCGGCTATATATTTATCAAGCGCGTCCCCCAGCGTCTTCCCCCGCTTACCGGGCGCGGCCTTCGCTTCGATAACGCCGTGCTTCATGGCCAGATATTCGGCCACGCATTCATCATAGCTATCTTTTGTAATAGATACGCGGCGATTCTCTATCAATACACGTGTGTGCCACGCGCCGGAGGGGAGCTGCTCTATTTTGGGCAGCTTTATTTCCGGCTCCTTTTTCTTTTTCGGCATAAGAAATCCCCCTTTACATACGGTTAGAAAAAATAGCAGACCGCCGAAACGGTCTGCCACTGCCTTTGAGAACTAGGTGGGGCGACGCTCCCACATCTCCTAACAAGGGTGACGGCTGCCCGTTCCGTCCTCTAGTTCTTTCTGCTTTTGAGCAACGCGGCCTTGGTTTCGATAATATTTAACGGACTATGTAGAACCCCACGTTCAACCATGTTCAAGTAGGCAAGCGCTTTTACACGGATGCTTTTCTTTATATTTTTGTTTTCCAAAACATAAGGCACATTGTTGATATTGTATGGGCGTAGTACATGTTCCGGGAGGACGGGGAACATATCACAGATAATAAAAGCCCTGTCTTTTCCGTATATCGGCGCTATGAGGTAATGCACGCAGTTTCCAAAGCCGTGCCGTCTCTCGCTTTCATATATCAGCCGCCTGTATTTATCTACGTTGGTACTCATTGGAACCATCCACAGGACGCCGGATTTGTCAGCTATAGCGTAGTAGTGGGGGCGGCTCTCCTGCTTATTCTTCATATAGCGGTTGTTGCCATATTTTTCAAAGAAAGCATCACGGATTATGTATATTCCGGAGTCCTGTATCTCTGTCATTTGTTATCCCCCAAAAAAGAATGCCGAACCGGCATGGCGGCCAGCCCGGCATTTTCAGGCCGGAGTTTTGTATCCCGCTCCCGGCAGGCGGCAGTCTTACAACAAGCCGAAGTCTTATATCCCGCTCTCGGCAGGCGGCAAATTAGGGCGGACGATGAACGTCGTCTATATAGCGTAGGTGGTTATCCTACGTCTATATTGTACCCTGAGAAATGGGAAATAGCAATAGACAGATTGGCCAAAAATGGGAAAATATTTCCGGCAACCGTAAAAATTTATCTTACCTCTGAATCCATCCGATTCCCGGGTGCATGATATCGAGGATGAGCCAGCCTACGAGAAAGATTACCAGCACCGCAATGGAAATGCCCATAATCAGAATGACCCGCCGATTCTGGCGGTTGAGAAGGCTGTAGTGCGTTTGCAGCTGCATGGTGTGCCGCCTGTAGTCCTCGCTCTGGCGGATGATCGTTGCCTGAAGATATTCCACATATTCCTCCATGGACTGGCCGGGAGCGGGAAGCACCGGGTGCTCCTCCGGGGTGTACTGCACGGCGGCCTCAATGCTCTGCACAAGCCTTGCCGTCGGCTCCGTCGCGCCATTCAGGGCGCGGCAGATCGTGGCCTTGGATACGCCGCAGGTTTCTGCCAGCTCCTGCTGGGACATGCCCCGCTCCTTCCGTAGGGCTTCCAATTCTGATAAATGCTCGGAAATATTCATAAAACCTCCTCCAAAAACGGAATGTTTCACATATGGAACGATTGTTGCGCAAATGGAACGGGAATTTCACATCTGGGGCTTTACGAAACGCCTGTGTGGGGTGTATGGTGGTATTGCAACCGGCAAGGGACACACGGCGTTACCGGCGGCAAGCCCCGCCACCTTGTGGCACGGGTGGCGGGGCATATCAGAAATTAGTGAATTTTCTTATAGGTAACTTCCAGCCCTGTATTTGGATGATATTTCCACGTTACGGTCACATTTTTACTATTGTATGTTTCGGTTTGCCTTCCATCGGATGCGGATGTTTCGTTCATCTGATTGAAAAGGGAATCTGGAAGTCCCAACATTCCGTTGATGGTAGGTATTGTAACGTAAGCGTCACGGCAATAAAGGCCGGAATCATCATAGTCATACGGATTTGTATCAATGCTCAAATAACTACCATCCGCCCCTACTTCTGCCCATGTGGAATCACATAGGGTATCGTATATCCACTTAAAATCAGGTTTAGTAGCTCGCTGAATGAATATGAACGCTACGACAAAAATTGCGACCATTGCAATAATTGCCGGAACAAAATAGCTTTTCTTCTTGGGTTCGGCTTTTTGCTTGGGTGGAGCGTTTAGATCAGCGCCGCAGTTATCACAAAATTTTTGATTTTCTCTTATGGCAGCGCCGCAGGACGGGCATACCATTTGGGGGGTATTTTGTTCGCCTGATGTTTCGAGTTCATTTGTTAAATCTTCCATAGTGATACCTCTTTCTTTTTTATTTTCTACCCCGGGGCACAGGATATGCTTTTGCAACGGGGACCATACAGGAAAATAATACCACGTTCGATACATATTTTCAATGAATAGAAAGATTTTTTGTGCAACTTTTTAATTAGTCCGATTTATTGGACATTTAGTGTGCTACTGTATGTTATGCAAACAATTGTTCTGAATATAAAAGGAGGAACGGCCAGTGACGAAAAATGCATTGCGAAACAGAGTAAACCGTGATATAATGGAAGAAAGGAGAACATTGCCGAACATTCGCGAACAGTTGGCGGAGAATATTCTTTCCCTAACTGATGAACAGGCTGCATATGTGCTAAGGAGGGTAAAATGTTTGTTACAAAGCGAGCGCTCAGAAAAGAGAATCGAAAACTAAAAGAACTGCTCCAAAAATGCCAGAATCTGCAAAGCGAAGTCAAAGACTCCTGCCTTAATGCCAACTGCATTCTGTGCGAACACTGTGTAATGCCGCAAAGCGACTTGCCATTTGTTTTGGTTGGATGCAGGCTGGAGCGTGCCTGTGCCAACTTTTCACCAAATCAAATCTGTAAGAAACTTCACAAACAATGCGGAACAGGCGCCGAGGAAAAAACCGATTACCTCGTGGAAAATGGCTGACCGCCATTCCTTGTGCCGAAGTTCCTTATAATTTCGCCCCTTCTCCGTCAAGCAGAAATCGCTGTGGGCGTCGTTCAACCATTCGATACAGTTACATTCGGCAAGGTATGCCAGAATGCCGGTATAATCTGAATAGCTGTGAATTTTCTTTTCATCAATAACGCCCATCCAAGCTATTACGTTGTATGTGTTGGAGTTCCCGAGCGGGGGATTGGCAATCAGGATATCCAGCACATATTTGGAATCTTTCGTTAATCTCACAATAAATTTATAGCCTCCTTGATAATGTTGGAAAGCTTACCGCACTGATCGTCGGACAGGCTATCAATTAAATCCAGAAGTTCCCGTTTTTCGGGGCTGACCTCGCCATTCGTGGCGGGGTCTTTTTTTGTTTCCTCGCCCTTGAGATACTCAACGGTGACGCCGAAATAATCGGCGATTTTTTGCAAGGTCGCTTGCCTCGGAACCGAATTATTAGCCCATCTTGTGACGGAAGACCGCTTAAAACCTAGCTCCTCGGCGACCGCAGACGGGGACTTATTAATTTTGTTGCATAAATCAACATAGCGAAAATAGAACAAAAATAATACCTCCAAATTGTGCAATAGTCCGAAAGTTAACAAACGCAACAAAACCTCAGACCCAAGACGAAAAGTCCTGCGTCAAAGCTATTCTGTTCCTCGCAAGTACATAGTAGCATACCTTGTTAACTTTTGCAACCATAAAATGACTGCGGCGGGAAAGAAAAAACGCCTGCGGACAATCGCAGACGCTTTCCCTCCAGATTTTTTACCGAAACACGGCGGCAACCCGACACGCGCCGAAATTACTTTATCGGCGGCTCCCGGGCAGTTGCATTAGGCCGGGAGAAATGCCGAATCCGTAAATTGTCTTACGGTTCTTAGCCGTGCCAATCACTTACAGCATATCTGGTTGCTGTGCTCCATGCGCATCATGCAGTTGCCTTAGTTCGGAACGCCAGAGCAAAAAGATTGCTTCGCCAATGGCTCCGCATCAAATCACCCCTTTCTGTTGTTACACAGGGAACGCATGAAATTGTAGCACGGTTTCCCACCGCAGTCAACATTTTTAACTAAAAGGAGGAATACAATGCCCGAAAAATGGACGGGGCGGCTCATCGGGCGGATGCACAATGAGCGGATCACCTATGAGCAGCTGGCAAACGAAATGGGCGTGAACAAAGCGTACATTTCCATGATTCTGAATGGGAAGCGGAAGCCGCCCAATATCCAGAAGCGGATGGAGACCGCTTTGGAAGCAATCATCAAGCGGGAGCGAGAGAAGCAATCTCAGAAGAAGGGAGAAATAACATGAGTACCTCCACGATTCTTTCAATAATTGGAATGGCGTTTGCCTGCTATTCGTTGGGGTACAGCGTTCGGGGGCTAGTAGATTGCATTGCTCCCAAGGTAAAGCCCGCAGATAAAGAGAGCGAGGGGAAAGACAATGCCTAGAATCCGGCAGTATGCCGAGCGCTACGCAGTGGAGGATTTTTGGAAGGAAATCGACCGCTGCTGCCCCCTGGCGGGGATTCAGAGCGATAATGCGTCGGCGCTTGGGAAAAGAATCGGCGAGGGATACCAAAACCTGCTGAACTACCAAAAAGGAAAAACCGAAATGCGGGTAAGCGTCCTGCGAAAGCTGGTGACCACCCTCCACCCAAACCCGGCGGTGATCCTGAAAACCCTGGGGTACTCTGAGAAGGAGATACGGGCGTTTGCAAGGGAATGGCAGTGATTTGAAATCTACGGCAGAATGCCGAAATTGAAAGGAGTTATTTATGGCGAAATACAAAGTTGGGGATAAGGTGCGGATTGTGAGCAAGAACCCAAACGCTATCAGATTCCCCGACGAGATGGAAAAATACCTTGGCAAGACCTTAACCGTAATAAAGGTGTGGGAAAGGTCATATGGCCATCCCACCTACAACTTCAAAGAAGCAACAGTTGGAAATCCTTCGATGGATCTTCCTCGTAAAGTTTTCCATTTGAGCTTCGCTGAAAGTTGGATTTCCGGCCTTGCAGAGCCTGAGCGGGAACCCTACACCGTGGAACTCCGCTTTGACGGGATGATTACCACGGCCACGCTGAAACGGGGCGGGCGGGACGTGAAGACCGCAGAAGCCCGGTGCAATCCGAAGGATACCTACAGCAGAGCGGAGGGCGCAAGGGTTGCCGTTGAGCGGCTGTTTGCGAAGAAGCGCAAGGAGGACAAGCCAAAAGAGAGCAAGCCGAAGGTGGGAGATAAGTTCATTGTCGTTGGAAATCACTCATTCGATACATGCCACCATTTTTTCAAAATCGGCAGTACTGTCAAGTTGGTGGAGTTTCGGGGCGCAAAATCATCATACGTAGATGAGTGGGGGCTTGAACAGACCGTCCTAGCTGAGGATGTTCGCCCCTACAAGGAGAAATCCAAATGATGCCGAACGAGGTTGCCCAGCTTCGCACTATGGCGGAGATGAACCGCCGGTTGCGCCGGGAAAATGAGCATCTGCGGGAATCCCTTTTGCTGGAATCGAAGGAAAGCAAGGCATTTGACGATGAGAACGTGGAGCTTTTCGACGTAGTCCATAAAAACCACGACAGGAGGTGAGAATATGGCAAGCAGGAACAAGCCCGTGGACGCCCGGTGGGAGCCGGTGCCGGAGAACCGGAAGCCGTTCAATATCAGGGAATGCGTTTTCCGCGTTCTCCCCTATGCGGGGCTGAATCTGGTGCTTTTCTGGTGGCAACAGGCCGATTTGCTGGCAGACAGGGCGGCAGTTCCCGCAATGTGGGTGTGCGCTATCCTGATGGGTGCCGGTATCGGACGGTGCATCAGAGGGCGATAAAGGATACACATCTTAAAAACAGGAGGATTTCTAATGTACGACCCAAAATCAATTTTGCAGATGGCAAGGGGCGCGTTTCAGGAGCGCGTGGATTTGGAGATGGCGAAAGTCATTGATAATATCCTTGACCCCAACACCAAACCGACGCAGAAACGAAAGCTGACGCTCACAATCGAGTTTACGCCGGACGATGATCGGCAGAACATCGGTGTCAGCGTCGCGGTAAAATCAGCGCTTGCGCCTACTACGCCCGCGAGAACAACCCTTTGGGTTGCTGGGGATGACAGCACTGGCGAGTGTCAGGTTGTCGAAATGGTGCCCCAGGTTCCAGGGCAGATGTCCATGGACGGAGAAGAGCAGGAAGCCCCCGCGTCTCTGAAAATAATCAAAATGGCCTGATAGGAGGAAAAACAATGTTGAAAGAAGCAATCGAAAAAATTCAGGAACTATGTGCGCCGCACCTGTTCACGTCCGGAAACCATGATTTTATTGCGGACGCAGACGGCAGCTATACCGAGGTGAAGCCTGATCTGGAAATTGTAGATAATATCCAGCTTTCCAGCCTCGACGCCATGGTAGCGTTTGTAAAAACGGAGGCGGTACAGAGGTACAGCACCGTTTATATCACGATTCCCGATCACAAAACGGTAAAGTGCTTCACCCACCCATCCGCGGAGCTGCGTAACAACCGCGAGTACCCGTATACTGCCAATGCGACCGATGTTCCCGGCTGGAATGAGAAGGTATCCTTGCCGTTTGAAGAGGCGTTGATCGCTCTGCGCACAAGATTCCAGCCCACGGCGGATACGGAGTATGCCTTGAAACTGCTATCCGATATCACCACTGGGAGCAAAGTCACGTACAACGACAATGGCATTGCTACCAGCGTTGTCACCAAGAAGGGTATCGATCTTCAATCCAATGCGTCCATTCGACCCATTATCAAGCTGCGGCCTTACCGCACGTTCCAGGAGGTTGAGCAGCCGGAATCCCAATTCCTCATTCGTATCAACGAAAGAAACATTTCTTTCATCGAAGCCGACGGCGGCATGTGGAAGCTTTCCGCCCGGAATACGGTGAAGAAATACTTGGAAAAGGCACTGGAATCCGAAATTCAGAACGGGCACGTCGTGGTTGTTCTTTGATAGAAAAAGCCGCCCCCGATGTTACAGCACCGGGGACGGCGATACAGAGACATTCATCATCTACCCATTTACAGTATATCAAATGGAGAAAGGAAAGTCAACATGATTAAGTACAAGATAGATTCCAAAAGCAACTCCATATTTTCGCGTTCTATCCGTATAGATGGAAGCGTGGCAGACCTTATTACGGAATCCACATTCCTTATCAATCGTGTTTATTTAGCCCTGCGGAAGAAAAACGCGCTGGCCGCAGAAATGTACAAGGACATGGTTATTCGCTCTGTATCCGACGGGGACAGCCCGGTTTGGAAGCACGTTATAAGCAAGGAGTGGGACGATGCGCATTCCTGAATGCTACGAACCGTGGCGGCAGGCCGAACAGCTGGCGGCGGAGGCCGACCGGCGGGAATCGGCGCTCCCGAAGTGTGCCAGGTGCGGATATCCCATCACAGACAGCAAACTGGTATATATCCCGGCGCATGATGAGTTCTACTACCTGGATTGCATCGATTCCATGACGGAATTTAACGAGGAAGCGGAGGTGGAGGAATAATGGAGGACGGAATCATCATCAGCGAATCGGAAAGATTCGAGGATATCTACATTAGGCCGTACAATCGAGTCAATGTTCCGGCTGTCAGTTTCTCGAATGGTAAGAGGCGCACTGCCTACATTAACGCCCTTGCTACAAAGTTTTGGAACGGCGAAAACACTGTTGGGATAAAAGTAAGCAAGAACTACGTCGTTTTTATTCCGCAAAAAATTGGTAGAACATTAAAAATCAACAAAGTTAGTACAGGCTTTTATATCAGCGCAGGTAGCTTAGGCGGAATTGTTCCCCCCGGGGCAAAATACCGGGCATATCCGTACAAAGGCGGTATCGCTATAAAACGGTTTGAGCCGTTGCAGGAGGATGAAGAATGATACGGAAAATTCCAACCGCGACCATGAGCAAAGAGGAATGGACAGCGCTGCGCTCTACCACCATTGGCGGTTCGGATGCCGCCGCTATTCTGGGGCTGAATCCCTACAAGTCACCATACGCCCTGTGGGCGGAGAAAACCGGGAAGGTCATCCCGGAGGATATTTCCCAGAAAGAGGCGGTACGCCTCGGCACGGACTTGGAGGAATACGTAGCAAAGCGGTTCACCGAAGCTACCGGGAAAAAGGTGCGCCGGGAGAACTACACCGTATTCCGGGACGATATGCCCTACGCCCACGCCAACTACGACCGTCTGGTCATTGGGGAACGGGCAGGATTAGAGATCAAAACCACGAACGCGCTCCACTTGAGCAAATTCAAGAACGGTGAGTTCCCGGCAACTTACTACGCGCAATGCTGCCATTACTTGCTTATGTCCGGCCTTGATCGCTGGTATCTGGCGGTTCTGGTTCTGGGCATTGACTTCAAGGTGTTCGCCATCGAGCGGGACGAAGCGGAGCTGGAAGCCCTGAAAGAGGCGGAAGAAAGCTTCTGGGAGAACGTACAGAGCGAAACGCCCCCGGCCATTGACGGCATGGATTCCACCATTGACGCCCTGAACGCCGAGTTCCCGACCAGTGAGCCGGAAACAGAGATGGATTTGACCGGCTGTGCTGTTGACCTGGCGATCATGGACGAATGCAGCCAGCAGATCAAGGCGCTGGAAGAAAAGAAAGCAACCGCTCAGGCGCGTATCATGGAGACCATGGGAACCGCCGAGCGGGGCGGATACGGAAACTACCGCGTCACATGGAAGACACAGAAGCGCTCCACGTTCGATAGAAAAAAGTGGGAGAAAGACCACGGAGAAATCCCACAGAACTATTTCAAATCTTCGGAAAGCAGAACTTTCCGGTTCAAAAAGGAGAATATTTAATGGCAAACGTGATTCAGAATGCCACCGCTTCTACTCAGGCGGTAGCAAAAAGCAAGAAACCCAGCAGCATTCAGGACTACATTGAGGTTATGAAGCCCGCCATTCAGGCGGCACTGCCCAGCGTGATGACCCCGGAGCGGTTCAGCCGCATTACCCTGTCTGCACTGAGCGCCAACCCGAAGCTCAAGGAATGCACCCCTCAGTCTTTCCTTGGCGCTATGATGACCGCCGCACAGTTGGGCTTGGAGCCGAATACCCCTCTTGGGCAGGCTTACCTGATTCCCTTCCGTAATCACGGCCAGATGGAGTGCCAATTCCAGCTTGGCTATAAGGGGCTTATTGATCTGGCCTACCGTTCCGGTGAGGTTTCCATCATTCAGGCGCACACCGTATACGAAAACGACGAGTTTGAGTATGCCCTTGGCCTTGACCCGAAACTGCGGCACGTCCCCGCCAAGAGCAACCGTGGCAAGCCCATTGCCTACTACGCTATGTTCAAGACCAAGGACGGCGGCTACGGATTTCAGGTTATGAGCATCGAGGAAGTTACCGAGCACGCGAGAAAGTTCTCTAAGAGCTTCGGGAATGGCCCGTGGCAGACCAATTTTGACGAGATGGCAAAGAAAACCGTTCTGAAAAAGGTGCTGAAATACGCCCCGCTGAAATCCGACTTTGTGCGCGGTATGGCTCAGGACGGCACCACAAAGACGGATATTTCCTCCGACATGACAGATATCCCGGACATGACTGAGTACATCGACGTTGACCAGGACACCGGCGAGGTGATTTCTCAGGAGGCGGACAATGCTTAATCAGATTGCAATCCAAGGCCGCCTCGTCCGTGACCCGGAGCTGCGGAGAACCAATTCCGGGAAGGCCGTGGCTAGCTTCTCGCTGGCCTGTGACCGGGATTTCAAGAACCAGCAGACCGGCGAGATGGGAGTTGACTTTATTGAATGTGTCGCATGGGGCGGCACCGCCGTGATGGTGGAGAAGTACTTCCACAAAGGCCAGATGGCCGTAGCGACCGGCAGATTGCAGTTGCGGGACTGGACAGACAAGAACGGCCAGAAGCGCCGCACGGCGGAGATTCTAGTAAACAACATCTATTTCTGCGGCAGCAAGGAAAGCGGCACTCAGGCCAGCTCTGTGGCTGACAACGGATACAGCACTCCGGCGTATCAGACTCCCGCCCCTGCGGCGAACTTCGCGATGCTGGAGGACGACGACGCTCAGCTCCCTTTTGACTGAGAGTTATGCTTCTCGTCAAAAAGCACAGTATAAATTTAGGAGGTGATTAAATGGGGTACACGCACGGAACGGAATGGACAGAAAGCCTAATCAAAGAGAAAATTAAAGAGGTCGTTGACCAGCTTGGCTTGGACAGAATGCCTACAAGAAGCGAGTGTAATAGATATTTCCACGGGACAGGCCTCGCAAATGCAATTTCCAGAAGATGCGGTGGATGGTACGCTCTTGCGAAGGAGCTTGGGCTGGAAATCAAAAAGAGCGAAACAACATTTGGAAAGACCTATGAAATTAGAGCGGCAGAAATGCTTGCATCCAATGGGTTTCAGGTTCGGAGAATGCCGCAAAACTTCCCGTATGATTTGCTGATTGGCGATTGCGTGAAAGTGGATGTGAAGGCGGCAAAATTATATCACGGGTCAAACGGGGATTTCTACTCATTCAATTTGGATAAGCCATTTGCGACTTGCGATTTTTATCTTCTGATGACGGTTTCACAAGATGGAAGCGTATCAAGAACCATGGTAGTCCCTAGTAGCAAAGTTATCTCCAACAATCAGATAAGCATCGGTGAGAACAAAAGCAAATATCACAAGTTCTCAGAACGCTTTGACCTTATCGAAAGCGCGGTAAATTTCTGGGGTAATGTTTTGAATTGTTCTTCCATGCACGCAATATAATCAATCTTTACCATAAAAGATTGACAGTACAGTTTGCATTTTCCCTTGGCGGTGGGAGGTGAAACCGCCAACTCCAAAAGGAAGGAGCGAAAACGTGACGATTGAATTTACGATTCCCGGCGTTCCGCAAGGGAAGGAGCGCCCCCGCTTCACCCAGAACGGTGCGACATACACCCCAAAGAAAACGAAGGACTATGAAAAGCTGGTGGCATGGGCATACCAGTGCGAAGCCCACGGGGCAAAGTTCACCGGCACTATCCGGGTTGACATTGCGGCAATCTACCCCGTTCCCCATTCGTGGAGCAAGCGCAAGCAGGCCGAAGCGATTGACAATCGGATTCTCCCCATGGTGAAACCCGACTGGGACAACATAGGCAAGATTGTGTGTGATGCCCTGAACGGTATCGCCTACAAGGATGATGCCGCTATCACAGACGCCACAGTCTGCAAGCGGTACGGCACCCGCCCATGCGTGGCGGTTCGTCTCACCGGAGAGGAGGCACCCCGTGACACAGTGTGAGCGTATCCTGCGGCATTTGCAGGACTATGGAAGTATCACTCAGGCCGAAGCTGTTACCGAGTACGGCTGTTACCGTCTGGGTGCAAGGATCTGGGATTTGAAAGCTCAGGGCGACCCATCAAGAGCGAAACCGTCACCGGGAAGAACCGATACGGGGAGCGGACGTGCTTCGCGCGGTATTCGCTGGAACACTCAAACGGAGTGAGGTAGCATATGGCAATCAAAAGCGGACTTGATTTCTTTCCGCTTGATGTTTGCTTGGACAAGAAATTTGAACTGATAGAAGCAGAATATGGCTTGACAGGATTTGGTGTAATCGTTCACTTGCTGCAAGAGATATACGGCAAGGAGGGTTATTACATTGAATGGACAGAGGAGGTTGCGCTTTTGTTCGCCCGAAGATGCGGGCTGGGTGGGAGCGTCGTTTCCGAAATAATAGAGGCTTCTATCAGACGAGGGATGTTCGACAAAGAGATATATGGCAAGTATCACGTTCTGACTTCACGGGGAATTCAGAAGCGGTACTTCGAGGCAGTCAGCCGCCGTAAAAGTCTTGAAGTCGATTACAACATCCTTCTGGTCGAGTGCGCCCAAATTTGCCCCAATGTAAACATTTCAAGCAGAAATGTCAACATTTTCTCAAAAAATGCTGACATCCAAAGACATAGTAGAGTAGAGGAGAGTAGAGTAGAGAAAAGTAGAGTAAAGGAGAGTATAGGCGCGGAGCCGGGCACCGCCTCCACGCCGCCGGTGTGCCAGATCATGCTGAATGATAAATCCCTTTACCCTGTTTTTCAGGCTGACGTGGACAAATGGGCAGAACTCTATCCCGCCGTTGATATCCTGGCAGAGCTTCGGAAAATGGCCGGGTGGTGTGACGCTAACCCATCCAAGCGGAAAACCAAGGGCGGAGTGCAGCGGTTTATCAACGGCTGGCTTGCCAAAGAGCAGGACAGGGGCGGCACTGGGTCAGCACCACCGGTTAGGCGCTATGGGAAGCCTGATATTCCTAAGGGCGCGTCCGGCGAGCTTGGGGACGCTGAGCTGGAAGCCATACGGCAGGTTCTGGCGGCGGGCGCAGATGAAAGAAGGGACGAATTATGAGAGAAAAACCCGGCCAGTACATCGATTCGGAAAGCCCCTTTTGCAGAAACTGCACGCGGGACGATTGCCCCACCAACGGGGACGGCTGCAAGGCATGGGAAACGTATTTCATCGATAACTGGAACAAAAACATCATGAAATCAATTGGAAACCACAAAAAACAACGCCAATTTTTTCGGTATGAACACCCGGATTTGGTGAGAGAGGGGATTGTTTTTGAGCATGAGCAAAGCGAAAATGTACGGCTGTCTCAGGCCGGTGAAGCGGAATTGCACCCCGCCCAGGTGGGGAAAAGTTCCTCGGGGGAATAAAGGCAAACAGAAAGGAAATGGGAAATGAGTGGAGGCAAAATGCCTAAGAGAAAATGCACCGGGGCGAATTGCCCAATGCAAGTCGGGTACGTTGTTCCGGAAACTTGCCCAGAGCCGGAGAAATGCCGGTATGCCACGTTCCCTCAGACCAACGCCGACCGCATCCGGAACATGACGGACGAGGAGCTGGCAGAGTACCTTAGCAACGTACATTATTGTCCAACTCCTTCTATTTGCGATCCCACGAAAAATTGCAATGATTGCTGGCTGAAATGGCTCCGCTCCCCGGTGGAGGAGACGGAATGAAAGTACTTATTGCCTGCGAGGAATCGCAAACCGTTTGCAAGGCGTTCCGGGCGCGGGGGCATGAAGCCTATTCCTGCGATATTCAGGAACCGTCCGGCGGGCACCCAGAGTGGCATATCCTTGGCGATGCGCTCAAGGCCATCGAGGGGGGGCAAGTGACCACTATGGACGGACAGACCCATGATGTGGGGCGGTGGGATTTGCTGATAGCACATCCGCCTTGTACTTACCTGACGAATGCCGGGGCGGTGAGAATGCGGAGAAATGGTGAAATCGTCCCAGAGCGGTATTCCCTGGCAATGGAAGCAAAGGCGTTTTTCATGGAGTTTTACAATGCCGATATTCCTATGATTGCGGTGGAAAATCCAACGCCCATGAAAATTGTTGGATTGCCGCCATATACACAGGCAATACAGCCTTACGAGCATGGCCACCCCTACAGTAAGCGGACTTGCTTGTGGCTGAAAGGGTTGCCAAAACTTTACCCAACGCGAATCGTTACCAATCACGAACCGTATGTAAATGGTGGATGCAAGGACGCTCACGGAAACTACCGCAGATTCCAGGGCAGAAAAGAACGAGATCAGAAAACTCGCTCAAAGACCTTCCCCGGTATTGCAAAAGCTATGGCGGAACAGTGGGGATAGACCATTTTCGTGAGGTCACGGAAATGGTAACAACGATAGAAATCGAGGTGAAACATGAACAAAGCGTTATTTTCCAGCGTAAAAATGGGCTGGCGAACGCCGAAAGACTTTTTTCGGGAACTGGATCAGGAATTCCATTTTGGCTTAGATGCCGCCGCTACACCAGAGAACGCCAAGTGTGAACGATATTTTACGCCAGAAATGGATGGGTTATCCTGTTCGTGGAGCGGGTATGGGGCTGTGTTTTGCAACCCACCCTATGGCAGGGGGATCGGAAAATGGGTGCAAAAGCATATTCCGAATATGTTCGCAGGGGGGTGACAATCGTCATGCTGATTCCGACACGGACGGACACAAGCTATTTCCACGATTACATATACGGAAAAGCGGAAATTCGATTTCTGCGTGGGCGGTTAAAATTTGAAGATGAAAACGGGGCAGCAATGAACCCAGCACCGTTTCCGTCTATGGTAGTGATTTTTAGATAGCAGATAAGCCCGGGGCAACCCGGGCGGGAAGGAGATAACAATGGGAGAAACCGAATTGAAGCCTTGCCCTTTTTGTGGGTTCATCAACCCTGAACTGCATGGAGTGACCATCAAAGAATACAACTTTCGGGATTATGCTGTGATCTGTAGTGCAAACATTGGTGGATGTGGTGCTTCTACTGGTCATTACGCGAAAGAACCAGAAGCAATTGAAGCGTGGAACCGGAGGGCTGAACATGGCTAAAGCTGTGCTTATCAGCATCCGCCCGAAGTGGGTGGAGAAGATTCTTTCCGGAGAAAAGACACTGGAAGTCAGAAAGAACCGTCCCAATATGGAAACGCCTTTTAAGGTTTACATTTATTGCACTGCTGGAAACTTGAGCTACAAAGTTAACGGCGGGATGGTATGCAATGTGAGCGGTGGGAAAATAGTTGTCGGGGAGTTCACATGTGACAACATAGCAACGTACAACTACGATTACTGTCCGCACCCGGAAATCGGAATGGATTACGACTGCGGTGATAGTTGGTGGGAGATTGACGACGAGGATTTGAAATCTGCATGTCTGGCAGAGAAAGAATTTCGGTATTATGCGTTCGGAAGGGAGGCAATGTACGGCTGGCACATTTCCAACCTAAAAATCTACGATAGCCCGAAACAGCTGAGCGAATTTACAGGGCTGCGGACGAAAAGGGATAGCATGGAACTGTACATGCTAGAACGCCCGCCCCAGAGTTGGTGCTATGTGGAGGAATTGGAATGAGTGATTACATAAGCCGGGAAGCGGCGAGTGCGGATGAGCGCAAACACAAGATAAAAACACAATTCGCCAGAATCGTCGTGGAAAGAACCCCTGAAAAGCCGTACTACAACATCTGGTACTTTGACCCAACGGACGGAGAATGTCACATTGGATTTGGTTCGTACTGCCTTGATAATGTGTTTAATTGGCTTGCAGAAGAATTTGAGGTCACGGAACCCCGCGCCGACGTGAGGCTGGTGCGGAATGGACGGTGGGTGAACATGGGCGGGTTTCCGGCTTGCAGTGAATGCGGATGCAGCCCTGCGGTATACGAGCCTAAGCCAAACAACCCGCAAGGATTCCCAGAGTGGTGCTACGGCTGCGGCTCGAAAATGGATTTGGAGGATGAAAACCATGACGATTGACCGAGCAATTGAAATTCTGAACCCGGAACACCGGGAGCATTACGACGGCATGGACGAGGTGAACGAAGCCTGCCGAATGGGCATGGAGGCGTTGGAGCGGACTAGGTGGATTCCGTGCAGTGAGAGGTTGCCGGAGAGGAACGTTTCGGTTTTGGGCTGGTACAAAGATAACCCCTTTGCAAGATACTGCCCGGAAATCGTTTCGTGGAATGGGAACGGCTGGGTGTTTGTGTATGCGCGACGGTATGTAACCAATGTAACCCACTGGCAGCCGCTTCCTGAACCGCCGAAGGAAGGAGGCGCAGAGAATGGCTGATTTTATCGAGGTGCATCTGCAGGGCAAGCCCCGGCTGGTTAATCTGGAATGGGTGGAGGATATATGGCCAACGGAGAACGGGACGCAGATTTATTTTGCGTTTACCAGCCCTGATGAGGTATCACATGATTTTATAACAACAGATGAAAGCTACGACAAGATCAAACGCATTATAGCCTCTCAGCGGGGCGAAAGGGGGTAAATCAGAATGAGTGAAAGACAAGAACACCGCCAGCGCCTTAACGCTAGAATTGCTTACGCCGCCGCTATTGAGCGGTGGGCGCAGGAACAACCGCCACGCATTCGGTTCTTTGCCGTCAGACGCTGGCTGAAAGAGATGCCGAGGAAGGAGGATTTTTATGAGGCTGATTGATGCTGATTTACTTACAACTGAGATTATAAAAATTTCTGGCGTTATACCTGATTTTAATGAGGATGTGGCGCTTTGCTTGGTCGATAGCATGCCCACCGTGCGGGCTGTGCCACTCGCAGAGTTTACATGTGTGCAGAAGCAGCTGATTTTGTGCAACGCCCAACTGCTGGACGCGAAAGAAAAAATGAAATCCATGGTGCCGGTTGTCAGGTGCCGGGACTGCGCAGTTATGGGAGAATACGGGAGGCCGAAGAATGAGCTATAAACCCACTTACATGGACTGCTGGCACTTTATCGCCCCGCTGATTCCGGTGGACACTGACTACACAATGGATATTTACATCATGGTGTTTAACGCCCTGAAAGAAGCGGAGAAAAAACGGATTGCCAAGAAGAAAGGGGGAGCAGAGAATGGCTGAAGTTATCAAGGCTGTGTCCTTTATGATCGTGTTCGAACTTTTATGCGTGCTTGCTGCCACGGTGCTGGTATGGGTGATTCTTATAATTGTCAAGGACATCATCGAGCTGTGGCGGAAAATAAAGGAGTGAGAACCATGAGCAAGAAACCGGACTATCTCACTCTGTGCTCCATAGCTGCCCAGAAGGCCGGGACGAGCTACGGGAAGTACATGGCAATGCACGGATACCACCCACCAATTCAGGCCGATGTGGAGGACGTGGAAGCCCCGCAGGGCATTTCCAAAATCTGCCCCCAGTGCGGGAAGGAATTCACGCAGGGCAAGATCAAGCAGAAAATCTATTGCAGTTTGGAGTGCCAGAAAGCCCACGCCCAGAGAGCCGCTCAAAGGAGATACCGCGATAGAAAAAATAAGGAATTGGAGGTACATGAATAATGGCAGAACAGGATTTCAAATTTGATGATGCGTTGCTCATGAAGACTGCACGCGAGATGCTTGCAAAAAAATTGACCGAAACAGTGAAAGAGGCCGCCAAGTCCGGGGAATGGGAGATAACCACCATCGAGCAGGAAGAACCTGACCCGGAAAAGATTCTCCGGAGGATGTTTGCAAAATACGCCTACGGCAACGTCCCGGAGTGGTTCGCCTCTGCGGTATCTGCGACGTCCTATGTGCTGTCTGTGGACAAGGGAAAGGGGATTGAGTGTATTTCCGTCTTGCACACGGCAGCGGAACGGGCACCGGCTGAAATTCGGATGACGGCGCAGACAAAGTTGCTTATGATATGCCAAGAAACCGGGATGCTCGGCGGGATTGGGAACCTGCCTGTTCTCTAGTGGCAATATGGAATACAAGGACGGCAGGAAGTACTGCGTCGGGTGCTGGTATTTCTTCGGGTACCACGACGGCGGAAAGTGCTGCAATTACATATTCGTCCGTGGGGAAAAGCGGCCTTGCCCGCCTGGGAAGGATTGTACAGAAAGGAGGGCGAAAACGAAAAACAGGAGACGGAATTTAATATTATAGCTTTATCCCTGTATAGTATATATTAAATATAATCTTATATCTTGTGCGTATTGTGTATATCTATACAGGGATTTAAAAAGATATGCAAGGAGGAACGGAATGAACTGGAAGTATGAGGCCATTGAAAAGCTAAAAGAGTACAGTGCAAAAAAGCAGTCCCTGAAAAGCATTCCCGAGGAAATGGCGCGGTTGGAATCCGCTATGCAGAGTATCCGAAGCGCCACGGCTGACGGTACGCCGGTAAGCGGCGGTGGATCTGGCCGGGAAGATATGATGCTATCGAATATCGTTCACCGTGAGGAACTGGCGCGTTCGCTGGAACAGGCGAGAAAATGGGTGTCGCTTGTGGATTCCGGGCTTGAAGTCCTCACAGACGATGAGCGGAAGGTGCTGGATAGATTCTACATAAAGCCCGCGAGGGGGAATGTGGACAGGTTGTGCGAAGAATTTGGGATTGAAAAATCTCAGGTTTATGCGCGAAAGGATTCGGCACTTCACCATTTTACAATTTGCCTGTACGGATGCGCAGAAATTTGAAAAACCGGAAAAAAACCGGAAGATTTTTCAGTTTGGATGTGCTATACTGGTAAAAAAGGAAAAGCGCAAGAGGCTTGGGATTGTTCCTGAGCCTCTTTTTGCATGGCGCGGCAGACAGCGAGTCGGGTACCCTCTCCCCAACAGAAGGCCGTTTGAATCGGCCTCGCGCCTTTATAAAATATCAAAATGAAGGGTGGCGTTGAGATATGAATATCATTCAGAAAAAGCTCAGCGAAATTGTTCCGTATGCAAAGAACGCCAAGAAGCACGATAAAAAGCAGATTGCCAATGTGGCAGAGAGCATCAAGCAGTACGGGTTCGTGCAGCCGATTGTGATTGACCGTGACGGCGTGATCGTAATCGGCCACTGCCGCGCTATGGCAGCAAAGAAGCTGGGCATGGAAGAAGTGCCGTGTGTCTGCGTGGACGATCTGATACCGGAGCAGGTAAACGCCCTTCGTCTGGTGGATAACAAGAGCAACGAGAGCGACTGGGACTTTGACCTGCTGAAAGGTGAACTGCCGGAGTTGGATTTGTCGGCGTTTGATTTTGACTTTTCTTTCCCGGAGCTGGACGAATCCGAAATTGAAGAAATGACCAACGAGCAAAGAGAGCAGGAGTTCCGGGAAAGGATGGAGCGTGGAGAGCTTTCAGACGATGATGAGGACTACCAAGCTTTCCTTGAAAAGTTCGAGGCGAAGAAAACAACGGACGATTGCTACACGCCGGATAACATCTACGACGCAGTAAGAGATTGGGTGGCCGAGAAGTACGAAATTGGCAATGCCGCGATTGTGCGCCCGTTTTATCCGGGCGGAGATTATAAAAGCGAGAAATACCCTTCCGGGTGTGTTGTGATAGACAATCCGCCTTTTTCCATTATTTCAGAAATCTGCGAGTGGTACACAAGCAAGAGAATCAACTTCTTTCTTTTCGCTCCAACGCTTACACTCCTCGGAATTATGCGCGGTTCGGCAAACTATGTGGCGTGCGGGTGCGGAGTTGTGTATGAAAACGGCGCGTCTGTCAATACGTCGTTTGTTACCAACATGGGGGGCAATAAGATTGTCGCTGCCGCTGATTTAAGAGAAATACTGGATGACGAGAACAAACAGAATCTCAAAAAGTTGCACAGAGAACTGCCGAAATACTCATATCCAGATGAGGTTTTGACAGCAACGATGCTGTGTTATATGGCAGCTCACGGCGTAAGCCTTGAAATTAGAGAAAGAGATGCACATTTTATCCGCGCGCTTGACGCACAGAAAGCGTCGGGGAAAGGCTTGTTCGGCTCCGGCTTTTTGCTATCGGAAAAGGCTGCTGCGGAAAAGGCTGCTGCGGAAAAGGCTGCCGCCGAGAAAGTAAGAGTATGTAATACAAACGTGTGGGAACTTTCCGACAGAGAAAAGAAAATCGTGGCAGGGCTTGGGAATGACGATTGAAGAAGCACAGGCAATTATTGCCAAAACAAATAGCCCATATCTAAAGCGGGACATGGAGAAGTTTATTAAACGCCAGCAGAGAAGGGAGGGCGCGTATGGCAAGACCAAGAAAGGAAATAGACCAGAAGCAGTTCGAGAACCTCTGCGGCCTGCAATGCACGCTTGAGGAAATCTGCGGCTGGTTTGATGTATGCTCGGACACATTGGAAACATGGTGCAAACGAACCTATAAGAGAAGTTTTTCGGAAGTTTTTGCACAAAAGCGCGGAGCGGGGAAAATTTCACTGCGGCGGAGCCAATGGCGATTGGCTGAAAAGAACGCTACAATGGCGATTTTCCTCGGAAAACAGTTTTTGGGGCAGCGCGATAACATCGACGTGACCGTAGCCGATGCAAAGGGCATTGCTCTGGACGAGCTGGAAAAGATGGTGTTGGAGGATGACGAGAGCGGAAGCGGTTCATCTTTTGAGGGATGAGCCAATCAAGATTGGATGGGCGGTAGGCTTCAAAGACTTAAACGTAAAGCTGCACAATGCATGGATGCGGGAGATGATTCGCACAAAAAGTGACAAGACTTTGCAGGCGCATCGAGGCAGCTACAAAACGACTTGCGTATCCATTGCCCTTGCTTGCTTAATCGTACTTCTTCCGAATAAAAAGATCATGTTCATGCGCAAGACGGACAGCGACGTGAAGGAAGTCATCCGGCAGGTTCAGAACATTCTTATGTCCCCGTATATGCAGGCGGTATGCGAAGTAATTCACGGTAGGCCGCTTGCGCTGACAACCGCGTCCGCTGTAGAAATCAATACAAATCTAAGCAATGATGCAAAGGGAACGGTGCAGCTTTACGGCTGCGGTATTTCCGGGTCTCTGACTGGCAAGCACTTCGATATTATATTCACGGACGATATTGTAAATGTTCAGGATCGCATTTCTAAGGCCGAACGTGACCACACAAAAATCATCTACCAGGAATTGCAGAATATCAAAAATCGGGGTGGGCGCATTTTTAATACTGGCACACCATGGCACAAGGAAGACTGCTTCACGCTGATGCCGGAGGCGAAATGCTTCGATTGCTACCAGACAGGGCTTATATCCGCAGATACGCTTTCCAAGATTCGGGACAGCATGGCGGCCTCTCTGTTTGCCGCGAACTATGAGCTGCGGCACATTGCGTCCGACGATATTATTTTCACAGATCCTGTTACCGGAGCTGACCCTGCCCTTGCGGAGCAGGGTATTTGCCACGTTGACGCGGCCTATGGTGGCGAGGATTACACAGCGCTCACGATTTGCCACAAAAAGGAAGGAAAATATTACGTATTTGGCAAGATGTGGAGAAAGCATGTAGATGATTGCAAAAATGATATTATCCGATACCGAAAGGATTTTAACGCTGGCGTGATCTACTGCGAAAATAACGGCGATAAAGGCTATTTGGCAAAGGATTTGCGGCGGATGGGCGAGCGGTGCGTGGAATACCACGAAAACCAGAACAAATTCGAAAAAATTTCCAGCATTTTGAAACCGGAGTGGAAAAACGTTGTATTTGTGAACGGCACAGACAAATCTTACATCAATCAGATTTGCGACTACAACGAGGAAGCGGAACACGATGATGCGCCGGATAGTCTGGCTTGCGTCGTTAGGCGGCTATGGGGCAAAAAGGAAGCGGAACTCTGCCCTGCGGCTGCTGCGTTCTTGTAAATAGCAAATTCACATATTGGAGAAAATGCATGAAAATTTATCAAGATTTGGAAGAAGCCATTGCAAAGGGAACTACCGGGAAATTCATACGTGATGCAGTGCGGGAGCACCAGAGCAGCAAGGCGTACAAAGACGCCGCTGACGGTATGGCGTACTATAATAAGCACAATATCACCATTGAGAAATTCCAGAAGTTCCTTTTTACCTTATCTGGGAACAAAACTCCTGATATTTGGAGCAGCGACTACCGGCTTAAAACGCTAACGTTTCGGCGGCTGGTGACTCAGGAAGTGGGCTATATTTGCGCTAATGGCGTAAGCATGGACGAAAAGGAAAAGCTGGGAGCGGACTTCGACAATAAACTGCAGACGGCGGCAAAATTGGCACTGGCGCAGGGCGTTTCCTACGGATATTGGAATCTCGATCATCTGGAAGTGTTTTCATTCGCCGATACTCCCGGAAATCCGGGATTTGTCCCACTGCTGGATGAAAAAACGTCGGAGCTGATGGCCGGTATTCGGTACTGGTTCCGTGAGACTGGCCGAAAAACTGTTTTCCGGGCTACGCTTTACGAACTCGATGGCGTGAGCGAATGGGGCGCGGAGGGAAGCGACGACGCGCAGCCCATGGCAGAGAAACGCGCATATATCCACAAGGAGCTGAGGAACGATCTGGGCGTTGTGGATGTGTGCGACGAGAACTACACCCGCCTGCCTATTGCGGTATTGTATGGAAACGATACCCACGAAAGCGAGCTCGTTGGGTTGCGTGGCTCCATCGACTGCTATGATTTTATCAAATCCGGGTTTGCCAACCAAATTGACGATACCAGCGGAATTTACTGGATTCTGCATAATACCGGCGCTATGGACGATAAGGATTTGGCGCAGTTCATTCAGAGAATGAAGAGCGTAAAGGCGAATGTGGTAGATAGTTCCGATGGAACGGCTGCAGAAGCCCACACCCTTGACGTTCCCGTAGAAGCCCGAAAAACCATGCTGGATATCTTGCGGCGCGACCTGTACGAAGACGCCCAGATGCTTGACGTGACGGCTCTGGCGGGCGCTGAGAAAACGGCTACAGAGATTTCGGCGGCGTATCAGCCGCAGGACAACAAATGCGCCGATTTCGAGTATTTCTTGATAGATTTCATTCGGCAGATTTGCGCTGTTGCTGGCATCGGCAATCCACAGCCGGAATTTACGTGGAACAAGGTAATAAATCGCACCGAGGAAACAAATATGGTGCTTTCGGCGGCTGCGTTCCTTGATGATGAAACGGTTCTGAAACACCTCCCGTGGATTTCGCCGGAGGAAGTGTTGGAAATCCTGAAAAGGAAAGCGGACGCTGACATAAATACGGTTTACGGCGGTGATGAGGATGGCCAGACCGAATGAAGCCGATAGAGGAACCGACAGGGCGCTTGCCGACTTGGAGCGCCGCATTAACTCCGTATATTCTAAAGCGGCTAAAGAGCTGCAAGAGGAAATAGATACTTTTTTCAAGCACTTTGCCGATCAGGACAAGAAGATGCAGGACTTGATAGGCCAGAAGCGCAACGGCAAGGAGTGGACTGAAAAGGACTACCAACAATGGCGGCTGAACCAGATGGGGCGCGGGGCACGGTTGGAAGCGCTCCGGGACAAGCTGGCCGAACGTGCGACGGAAGCAAAAGGGGCGGCGCTTGCCTATGTGAACGACGCTACGCCGGGAATTTACTCCCTGAATCGGAATTACACCGCCTATACCATTGAGAGCGTTCACCCAAGTGCAGATTTTACGCTTTTTGACGAGCAGACTGTAAAGCGCTTAATTGTGGAGCAGCCGGATGTGATGCCATACTACCCCGAAAGGCTGGCGCTAAAGCGGGGCATTGATTTGGCTTTTGGCAAGCAGCAGATTACAGCAAGCGTTACAGGCTCCATTTTGCAAGGCAAAAGCATCAAGCAGATATCCGATGATTTGCAGTCCAGAATCGTCACAATGAGCCGTGTAAGCGCCATTCGAGCGGCAAGAACGGCAGTTACCGCCGCACAGAATGCCGGTAGAATGGACAGCTACGCCGCCGCTGACGAAATGTGGGGCATTAAATCCAAGAAAAAGTGGGTAGCCACAAAGGATTTGCGCACCCGCCACGATCACGGTATGGCAGACAATCAGATTGTGGACTACGATCAGCCGTTTGATGTCGGCGGCTATAAGATGATGTTCCCCGGTGATGGCTCGTTGGGAGCGCCGGGGCATGAGCTGTATAATTGCCGCTGCACGGTGGTGAATGCCACGGATGATGACCTGGAAGCGGAACGCCACATGATGCGCGTGAAGAATCCCGAAACTGGGGAATATGAGCTTATCAAGAAAAAATCGTACAAAGAATGGTACGACGAGAAGAAAACGCAGTATCCCCCAGAAAAATGGGCGGGCATGGTAAAAGCTGGCAAGAACTATCAGGCCGACCAACGGCAATATGCTGATTTTGTAAATGTTTTGGGAAATAAAGCCCCGAAAACGTTTGCAAAATTCCAAGATTTGAAGTATAATGATATTGATGGGTGGGAGACGCTCAAAACAACGAAACGGCAGACCGATGTTGTAAAGAATGCTGAGTGTATAACTACTCCGAAGAAATACACGGGATATTTCCTGAAAGATGGGGCAAAGCACGCCGACCAGTTCTTCGATGTTGGCTACACAGCAGATAATCCGCTTAGGCTGCGATACGATATGGCAAGGCAGTTTGATATGAGCAAAGCTGTGGAGTTCAAGGAATTGGGCGGCGGAGCAACTCAATTTAACATCTACATGGAGCTGGGAGTTACAAAGAAGCGATCTTTTGTTACTGGGTGGATACAGGATACGCCGGATAGCAAACCGAGAATTGTAACCAGTTTTAGAAAAAATCGAGGTGGAGAAGCATGATTAAAGAATACGATCCTGTAAAAGTCATCAAGACAGGCGACGCAGGAATTGTCGTCGATATTCGTGATACTGGCGGCATTTTCTACCTTGTAGAACTGGACAAAAACAACGAACTATTGGACTGCAAGAGGGAAGAGATAGAAAAGCTTGGTAATTAGAATATGGCAAGGACTGAAAGCACTGTGCAAATTGCATGGTGCTTTTTCTATGCCAAAATCTTCCAACCGGATAAAAAAGAAGCGGGCTGGAATCCCTGCTTGTGGTGGATTATGCGTATGCGCCGCCACGAACCGCACAAGACCGGCTCTGGAAGAAGCAGAAAAGGAGGGAAAATGAGCGTTACCTTTGTGGATAACTCTGACGAAATCCTCCGCGCCCTTGGTGAAGCGTGTGAGCGCGGGGTGGAACGCTGCGGAGAAAAAGCTGTAGAATATGCCAAGGATTTATGCCCCGTTGATACTGGGAATTTGCGCAACAGCATTACACATACCGTGGAGGATGGGAAGAAAGCCATTGTTGGAACGCCGACCGAATACGCCATTTACCAGGAAATGGGAACGGGCAAATACGCCGATGGAGGCGGAGGCCGTCCCACTCCGTGGAAATACCAGGACGCGCAGGGAATCTGGCATTGGACAGCTGGCAACCGGGCGCACCCGTTTATTAAGCCGTCAATCGCCGATCATCAGGGAACATACAAGAACATTCTGAAAGACGAACTTAGCAAAGGAGATTGACGTGGCGTGGATACCAGAAAAATTAACATTCTTGGAGCTGAATACACGCTTTCCGTTTGCGGCGAAGATGAAGATTCACGGCTGGCGGGATGCGATGGGTTTTGCGACGAAACCAGCAAAGAACTGGTTGTGGATAGCTATAGTAAGCACGTCGGCGACCAAACTTGTAAGAAAAACTTACAAGTTCAGATTAGAAAGAACACGCGGCATGAGATTATCCATGCATTCCTATTTGAAAGTGGCCTTGCTGAAAACTCCGAATGGGCACAGAACGAGGAAATGGTAGATTTTTTTGCTATCCAGTTCCCCAAACTTATGGAAGCGTTCAAAAACGCTGACGCGATTTGAGGGGCGATACAGTACGTAGATTTTGCGCGCTGTTCGGCTCCTTTTTTGTTTATTTTGGTAAAACCCGCGAAGTATAGCGGCTTTTATATCACAGTCGTCCCCAAAGAATAGGGGCGAAGAAAGGAAGACTGAAACAATGGCATTAACTCGCAAACTTTTGAAGGGAATGGGGCTTACCGACGAACAGGTGGACACCATCATTGAAGCGCACACCGATACCGTGGACGGCCTGAAAGCCGATATCGGGAGGTACAAGGCCGACGCTGAGAAACTTCCTGGCATTCAAAAGGAATTGGATGATCTGAAAAAGGAAGACGCTGACGGCGGATACAAGGCCAAGTACGAGAAGGAAAAGAAAGACTTTCAGGATTTCAAAGACGGAGTTGCCGCTAAGGAGAGCGCCGCCGCCAGGGAAAAGGCCGCGCGGGCTTACTTCCAGAGCAAGGGCATTCCCGCCGAGAGCATGGGGCTGGTAATCCGTGGAGCCAGAGCTGAAATTGATGGCCTGAAGCTGGACGGCGAAAGTATCAAAGATACCGCCGCACTGGATGGGCTGCTTTCCGGCGATTACAAGGGCTTGATCGGTAAGACTACCACAACCGGCACCCAAACACAGACCCCGCCTGACACCTCTGGTGGCGCAAAGAGCCGCGCTGAAATCTACAAAAAGGACGATAAAGGCCGGTATATTTTGTCCACCGCTGAGAGACAGGCCGCGCTTGCTGAAAGCATGGCAAGCGAAAACAAATAACTTTTTTGAAAGGAGCTGTACAAATGGCAGCAAAAGAAAACGTAACGATTTCCACACAGTTCACCACGTCCGCGCGAGAGGTGGACTTTGTAACCCGGTTCAACGATAACTGGGACGCACTGCGCACCATTCTGGGCATTATGCGGCCTATCCGCAAGGCACCCGGCACGAAGCTGGTATCCTACAAGGCGGAGGTAGATGGCGACTTGCAGGGCGGTTCCACCGTAGCGGAAGGCGACGAGATCCCCTTCACCAAGATGAAGGTTTCCCCTGTCACCTATGGCGATATCGAGGTGGCCAAGTACGCAAAGAGCGTTACCATCGAGAGCGTGGCCAAATACGGCGCAGAGGTCGCCGTAGAAAAGACGGACGACGCTTTCCTGGTTGCCCTGCAAAACAAGGTTTTGGGTGACTTCTACACTTTCCTGGCTACCGGCTCTCTGGCGCTGACCCCCAAGACCTGGCAGTTGGCGCTCGCACAGGCAAAGGGCAAGGTGCTTGCGAAGTTCATGGGCATGGACAAGGACGTGACCGAGGTCGTTGGTTTTGCCAACATCATGGATTTCTACGACTACCTGGGCGATAAGGAGATTACCACCCAGACCATGTTCGGCCTTACCTATGTCCAGAACTTCCTGGGCTACAGCACCCTTTTCCTCCTGCCTGACAAGTACGTCGCCGCCGGTAAGGTGATTGCAACCCCCGTTGAGAACATCGACCTGTACTACGTCGACCCGAGCGACAGCGACTTTGCCAAGCTGGGTTTGAATTACACCGTGAAGGGCGAAACGAACCTGATCGGCGTACATGTCGAGGGCGACTACTCCCGGGCTACCGGCGATATGTACGCCATCATGGGCATGAAACTGTGGGCGGAGTACCTCGATGGCATCGCCGTTGCCACTGTTACCCCGGCGGGGGGTTAAGGGCGGCTCTGACAGCTGACAAAACCGCACCGGAGACCGTGGACTTTGACGGAATGACGAAAGCGCAGCTTTTGGAGTACGCCAAAGAAAACGGTATTTCCGGGGTCAGCGCCGCAATGAACAAAGCGGACATTCTGGCCGTTGTAAAGAGCCGGTAAAGGAGGGAATCACATGGGACATGCGGTAAGCCTGTATGAGCTGCTTGTATACCTGCGTAATTTCTTCCCCGGCTTGCACTGGCAGTTTACCGGGGAGGAAATCGCCGGGAACCGGATCGTTATTCCCGGCCTTGAAACAGGCGATTACTACCTGATCGAAGGAAGCCGGAGGAATAACGGGATTCACGTGTACGGTGATGCTGATTTGCGGAACGAAACTTATACCGGAATCGTTACGGAAATTTGCGTGCCGCCGGAGGTGCTGGCGATTTTGGAAGAAATCAACACATGGCAGGAGAAGAACACCGAGGCCGTACAAAGCCCGTATCAAAGCGAATCTTTCGGTGGCTACTCGTACACAAAGGCAAGCAGTTCTTCCGGATCAGGCGAAAGCACAAGCTGGAAAACGGTGTTTGCGCCGCGCTTACGGATATGGAGGAAGATATGAGCTTGCTTGACTACTACCTGAATAACACGTGCGCACTGATGGAAAAAAAGCGCACCCCGGATGGTGAGGGCGGCTGGGCAACGGAATGGGCACAGGGCGCGGAGTTCGACGCGGCTATTATTCTGGATACCTCCATGCAATCCAGAATCGCGGAGAAGGAGGGCGTTACCAGTGTGTACACAATTACCACCCGCCGCGCGAATCCGCTTTCTTTCCATGATGTATTCAAGCGGCTTTCCGATGGTGCAATTTTCCGGGTGACGAGCAACGGGAGCGATAAGCAAGCGCCCACGGTCGGCACTTTGGATATGTGCCAGGTTACCGCCGAGAAATGGGAGCTGACAAAATGACGGCAACAGAAGCGCTCTACAAGTTTTTTTCCGGCTTTAATCTCCCCGCGTATCCGGATACAGCGGTACCGAGCGACACCGTAATGCCTTACCTAACCTATTCCGTCTCCGTCGGCGGGTGGGGCGATATGGCGAACTCGCTGACGGTAAAGCTGTGGTATCACACGGAGAAAGAGGCAGAGCCGAACGCTAAGGCAGAGGAAATTTCCCGCACGATAGGACGTGGAGGCATTCAGCTGCCTTGCGATACCGGCACAGTTTGGCTTATGCGCGGTGAGCCGTGGTGCATCAATTCTACATTTGAATCAGATCAATCCATCAAATTGCGGCAACTGAACGTTGCCGCAATTTTCAATACCATATAGGAGGAAATCAATGAAATTTACACAGATTCCGCAGGATACCTTTAAGGAGCTTGTGCTGAATGCCGGTGTTTTGCTTTCGGCCTTTTCGCCCGATACGGCGGAAGTCGCCGACGGCACTATTATTGGCGCTACCAGCGGCGGCTTGACCTTCGCGGCAACGCCCAGCTTCTCCGATTTCGGCGAGGATATCGATAACTGCCCCAAGAACACAAAGGAGTTGAAACGGCTGGAAAGCTGGGAGGTGAAGCTTAGCGGCACTTTCGTATCTGTGAACGCCACTAACGCAAAATCGATGGTGGCCGCCGCTGATGAAGCCGCTGGGAAAATCACGCCCAGAAACGATATTGCCACCGATGATTTCAAGGATATCTGGCTTGTGGCCGACTACTCCGACAAAAACGGCGCGAAAAAGGGCGGCTATCTGGCCATCCATATGCTGAACGGCCTTTCTACTGGCGGTTTCCAGTTGAAAACCGGCGACAAGAGCAAAGGCCAGTTCGCATTCGAGTTTACCGGGCATTATTCCATCACGGCGCAGGATACGCCGCCTTTTGAGATTTACGTAAAGGCCGGAGAGGCCGAATCCGCTACGATGTAGGAGGCTAAGCATGAGAAAATTATCTCAACTTGGTACGGACGAGTGCCTGGACGTGCTGTGCGAGATCACCCCGCACATTGTGAATCTCGTTTCTGATGAGGAAATCATGAACGCCATTGGCAAGCCGGTGGACAAGAAAAACTCCACAAAAGTCGGCGTTATGCTGATTGGTGCGCAGAGGATTACCACCGTTGTTCCGTTGCTGCTGAAAACGCACCGCGCCGACATTTATGCTATTTTGTCCATCATGGGCGAAAAGAGCATTGAGGAAGTGGCCGCACAGAGTACAATGGCGACGCTTTGGCAGATTAAGGAGCTTTCCAACGATAAAGAACTGCTGAGTTTTTTCAAATCGTGGGGGCGTGGGGAGCAGAGCGAATAATTAGCGCGCTGTGCGCCCTCCCCAGAGTACGGGCGAGGGCGTACCTCTCCATTCTTCCCATGGAATTGAAAAAGCAATGCGAACGCGAAATTCTTCGGCGCTACATTACCGACGGTATCCAGATGATAACGCAAAACACGGCGGGGTGTGACAAGCGATTGTATCTATCTATCGGATACGAGGATATCATCAGCCCGAAGCCGGAGGAAAGCCGGTCTGCGGAGGATATCGTGGCGGATGTGGTGAAAAATGCCGGGTTGAACCTGGTGACGAAAGGCGGTTGGCAGGATGGCGGCAAATGTATTTGAGCTGTTTGCGACGATTTCACTGGATACAGATGAATATGAGCGTAAACTAAAGGATTCTGAAAACAAAACAAGCACATTCTCCGACGTTCTGAAAGCCAACCTTGCCAGCGGCGCGATTATCGCCGGAGTAAAGAAGCTTGCAGGGGTAGTTGCAGACGTTGGAAAAGCGGCCTACACCAGTTATGCGCGGTATGAGCAGTTAGCCAGTGGCGCACAGCTGATGTTTGGCGACGCTTACGATTTTGTGGCGGAGAAAGCGAGAAACGCCTACAAGTCCGTGCAAATGAGCCAGAACGACTATTTGCAGCAGGTGAATGGATTTGCTACCGGCCTGAAAACCGCCCTTGGCGGCAATGTGCAGGCCGCCGCCAAACTTGCCGACAAAGTTATCACCGCCGAAGCCGACGTTGTGGCGGCAACCGGAACCACTCAAGAGGCCGTGCAAAACGCCTTTAACGGCATCATGAAATCCAACTACACGATGCTGGACAATTTGCAGTTGGGTATTACCCCCACAAAAGAGGGATTCCAGCAGCTGATTGACAAGGTAAACGAGTGGAATGCGGAAACCGGCGAGGCCACCGCCTACACCATCGACAATCTAGCTGACTGCCAAGCTGCCCTTGTGGATTATATCGAAATGCAGGGGCTTTCGAACTATGCTGCGGAAGAAGCGGCAAGGACGATAGAAGGTTCCACGGCATCCATGAAAGCAGCATGGCAGAATCTGGCTACCGGCATGGCTGACAGCAGCGCCGACATGGAAGGACTTACCCAGGACTTTGTGGACAGCGTATTTACAGCCGGAAAGAACATTATACCCCGTGTACAGCAAATCGTTACCGGCGTTGGAACTGCCACGGTAGAAGCTATTTCGTATCTCCGGGAAACGAATAGCGCTATTGATCTTCTCGTAACGGCGTTTGAGTTCGCGGCCACAGCGGCAACCGTTGCCGGTACTGCAATCGGGGCGAATATGGCCGGGAAAGCCATTGCAAATATCGCCACGATATTCACGGCAAATGCTTCGGCGCTTGCGTTCTTCACCGCGGAAAGCGGGAAAGCGGCGGTTGCGGAAGCCACGCTGAATGGTGTATTTTCCGTTAGTGAAATCGCCGTTGGTGTACTCACCGGGAAGATTTCCCTTGCAACTGCGGCGCAATACGCATGGAATACGGCGATAACGGCTAATCCGCTGGGCGTACTGGCGGCGGCTGTAGCTGCTCTGGCGATTGGCATCGGCAAGGCAACCAAGGCACACAAGGCATTCGTCAAAGAGTTAGCCGGAGAGCCGCAGACGGTAGAAGAAGCACGCGCAAAGGTAGAAGAGCTTGAGCAGCAGTACGAGGAAGCTTCAAAAGCCAGGTTGGAAATGTTTACGTCCGATGCTGGTTTCAGCGGCGACACCGTCGAGATGGAGAGATTATCCGAAGCCATAAAGCAGGCGAAGCAGAATCTTGCCGATCTGCAAGCGCAGGAGCAGGCCGCCGCTGAGGAAGCGGCGAAACCTGTAAATGTGATAAAGGCTGCTTCTGAGGAATACGCCGCCACGGCACAGTCCATTTTGGAGGATTACCAGAATACCTATACCACCATCTATAACGGGCTGCATGATGTGGGATCTGCATTTACTTCCCAAATAGAAGTTGTGAAAATGTCGTGGGATGGCCTCATGGGGAATTTGCACGGTAATACCGAAGTTCTCCAGCAGATTGACGAAGATTTTGCGTTCATTCGTGAAAAAGCAGACCTCGCAGGCGTTAGCATTGATGGGCTAGGCAAGTATCTTGCATCCATGAGTGATGGGGAAAAGGCCGGATTCCTTGCGGGAGTGCGTAAAGAACTTGAAGATATGTCTGGTGGTACCGATGGCCTGAGCAGAAAATTTGCAACCCTTATGGATGGAATTTCTGCATATGAGGCCGCAGGAACTGAAACTTCTGATGGATTGGCGCTGGCGGTGGAGAATGTGAACGCTCGTATGCAGGAGGCCGCAGACAGCTACGTGGAAAAGGTGGGCGATCTTGACCAGGAGGCGGCGGCTACAGAGGCGGCAACCAATACCATGAGTGGTCTGGTTGCCGGTATCGACAGCAGCACCCCCGGAGTTCTGGATAAGCTGGATTCTCTCGCCTCCCAGATGAAATCACGGCTGACAAATAGCTTTGCCAACTACACGCTCACGATAAAGGCCAATATCAAAGGGAGCAACGTTCCCGGGGCGAAGAGTGGCCTCGATTATGTACCATACGATGATTACCTAGTGCGCCTCCATAAGGGGGAAAAAGTTCTCACCGCCGAGGAAGCGCGAGCATATAGGGCTGGCAAATCTGCGGGTGCGTCCGGCGGGGCGGACTACGGCGGAGCGGGTTTTTCCGGCGGTTCGCGTGGCGTGACGGTCATCCAGAATATCCAGTCCGTCGCGCAAACGCCTGTTGAACTGGCAGCGGCTACAGAAGCGTATTTCACACAAGCGAGGTGGACGATTTGACGAACTTCAACAATTTAAGCAAGTTGTTCCGCTACGTGAACGAAAACGGGGATAGCGTTACCTTTGATTATGCCGGTGGATATCTTATCAACAAGCCCACGGGCATTGATACGGTAACGGTAGCCCTGTCTCAGGCGAAAGGCATCAACCAGACGGGCGCGACAATTCAGAGCAAAAACGTTCAGCCCCGGCCTGTAAATGTCAACGGGTATCTGGTGGGAGACGGACAAGCAGCGAATAAAGAAAAGCTGCTTTCCGTCATCCGCCCCGATATTTCCGGGAAGCTATATGCGGATGATTACTATCTGAATGTTTGGCCTACGGCGACACCCAGCATTGAGGCGAAACAATGGGGCGCACAGTTCCAGTTTTCCCTTTTGGCGGCGTATCCGTATTGGTGCAAGGACGATTCCGCAGCGGTAACGTTGTCCGGCATTCAAAAGCTATTCAAATTCCCATGGAACATTTCAAGGCCGTATCGTTTCGGCCAGCTGTTTGAGGCGAAATTTATCAATGTGGAGAATCGCGGCCAGGTTCCCGTCCCGTTTACTGCTACTCTTTCGGCAAGCGGTGATGTGGAGAACCCCAAAATCACCAACGCCGCGACGGGAAAATTTCTGCTGATAAATAAAACTATCGTCAGTGGGGAGCGGCTGATCGTAGAGATTACGCACGATCGGACAACTGTAACGTCATCCGTCGACGGAGATTGCCGGGGCGCGTTGAGCCTGAAAAGCACTTTGTTTCAGCTGGAAGTTGGGGACAATGTGTTGAAGCCGGAAGCGACAAGCGGGCTTGCGAATTTGCAGGTGGATATTGATTTCGCAACGGAGATCGTGGGGATCGCGCTATGAGCTTTGAAATCTATAAAGAGGACTTTTCCACCCGGTACGAAATCCGGCACGCAATCAGTGTTATCATGAATATTTACTACAACGATATCGGAAAGCTGATACTGGTTGCGCCGGTAAGCGACTACAATATTAACGTGTTGAAAGTCGGCAATCTCCTGTATGATACGAGCAGAAACGTAACATTTGTGATAGAAAACACAAAGATTGACACGACCACGAACCGCATAACTGCGAATGGATACACCGCAAACTGGCTTTTGAATAAGCGCATCATTGCATCGGAATACCACATGACAACTATCGAGACGGGCGTGTACAAGCTGATAAGCGATAATCTCCGGGGAATGACAAGGATTCAAGTTGCACAGGCAACCGGGATGACCGAGAAAACGGACAATGTTTTCATTGGCGGGAATTTGCTGGATGAAATTATCCCGTTTCTTGAAGAAAAAGGCATAGGCCACACAATGGATTGGAATCCCGACGACATGACACACACTTTCCGCCTTTACAAGGGGCGCGACCTGACGGCTGGCATTCACGCTATTGTCTTTTCGGAGGAACAGGGAAGCGCAAAAGACCTTGTAATTAACGACGACGATTCAACCCTTTGCAATGTGGCCTATGTGCAAGGAAGCCTTAGCGGCACAGACAACACTTTTGTTGAGATTGTTGGTGACGTCACCGGGGACAATCGCCGGGAAGTTTGGTTTAAGACAGCCGTTCGGCAGGAAAATGACGAATCTGCGGCTGATTGCAAAGCCCGTGCGCGTGCTTATGGACAGATGGAGCTGGGAAAGCGAATCCGGCGAAAGTCATTTTCCGTATCCATCGACCCGGAAGACCTGGGCAAGTATTACGCTCTGGGGGACATTGTATCGTGCGTATCTGCCCGGTTTGGGGTATCGTTCAGCGCCCGGATTACGGGCATTAAGTACACCTTGGACAGCAACAAAGCCCGGACAGAAGTTATCCTGGGCGACCCTATTCTTACAGCATTGGGGGCAATGAAATTAAATGGCTAATATCAAAAGTTTCCCGAATAACCAAGATACATACATAGGCGCAGAAGACGTTATGCGCTGGCACCATGGCCGCACATCTGGCGTTTTTGCTGCTGGCAGCAATGCCTCCGTGCAGGCGCTTTCCACGCCGGGAATGGCGGTGGAAGTCTCAGACGGCACCGGATGGATGGCAAATTCCGGCAGGAACGGCATTGTGTGGTGGATTGATAATGAATCCGTCGATGGTGCCAAATTGCAGCTTGCTGTTGACGCGGCAGACGGCGTTCTGAATCGGATTGATCGCGTAATCGTGGAGTGGAAAACCACAAACTACGTGTACTATCCGGAAGTGAAAATCTTGAAAGGCGCAAAATCTGGGAAGGCAGCAGCCCCGGCGCTGACAAACAACAGCACAATTCGGCAGATCAGCCTTGCGCGGATTTCCGTTGCAGCCGGTACAACCGCAATTACCGCTTCCATGATTACGGATGAGCGGCTTGACGCTTCGGTGTGTGGGCTGGTGACGGAAAAGGTGGGCATTGATACCAGCACGATGCAAAGTCAGTTTTCCACGCTCCTGCAGGAAACGCAGGCACAAGTAAAAGATGTGCTTGATGATACCACGGCGCAAGCCGCATCGGTGCTGGATTCCATCAACCGGGAGCTGGCAGACCTGGAAGCCGGTACGGCGGTGGAGCTGAAAAAGCTTCTGTTCACGGATACCAGCGTACCGGTATCCGCGTTTGTGGCTGATTCTACATATCAGGATTACCCATTCCGTGCGGCGATTGCGCTGACGGGGGTGCTGAATACAATGATTCCGGAGGTGGTTCTTGCCGTGGCAGACGCAATTGACGGCAATTTTGCCCCTGTTGCGGCTACCTACAACGGCGGTGTGTATCTGTATGCCGCAAGCGCCCCGGAATCGGCAATTACAATTCCCACCATTATTTGCTGGAAAGGCGGTGCAAACATATGATTGGCAGAGTAAATACCGGGGGCGGTGGTTCCGGCGGCACCCTTACCGTCACAGCCCCGGCGAATGTCACGGTGGCTGTTTCCAAGGACGGCAAGACAAAGACCAAGAACTCCGGCACCAGCGGCGTGGTGGTCTTCAAAGGGCTTGCAAGCGGGACGTGGACTGTTACTATCACCGGCGACGGTAAGACCGCCCAAAAGAATGTTGTGGTCACGACGGACTACAGCACGGCAATTTCGTTCAATACCATTCCCGAATTCACCTACACCGGCGATTACGAAATCGTCAACGATTCCGACGAGCCTATCACCGTATCTCATGGCAACTGGAAAATCCGCTTCCTAACCTCTGGCATATTGACGTTTACCAATCTCAACGGTGCAGAGGACGGTATCGACGTCTTCCTTGTTGGTGGAGGAGGAGCTGGCGGTAATGGTGTCTGGTCTAATGGATATGTCCAGCCCAATCAGCGAGGCGGAGGGGCAGGAGCCGGATACACCACAACAAAAACAGGTGTTTCGGTGACTATAAATACACCATATTCTATCAATATCGGTGCCGGTGCGGCAGCCCCATGGACAGACCCAAAAGAGAACGGAAGCGCTGGCGGAGATACATCTGCTTTTTCATTTACGGCAAAAGGAGGCGGAGCTCCCAAAGGTGGTTCCGGCGGAAATGGGGGATCTGGTGGTGGAAATAGTGGTCATGAGGGCGCCACCAATGGCGGCGGCGGAACAAATGCCGGAGCTGGCCAAGGCACCACTACAAGAGAATTTGGAGAGAGCACAGGTAAGCTGTATGCTACTGGCGGAAGTGGTGTCTCTAAGAAGAATGGGCAAGCAAACACTGGTGACGGCGGTAGCGGAGGAAAATATACTGAAACTTCTAATGGGACTGCTCCGGGCGGTGGCTCCGGCGGTTCCGGCATTGCCATCATCCGCAATACAAGGGGGGCTGCATAATGATTTCAGGCATAGTAAACTCCGAGGGTAGTCTGTTTATTAAATCTAGTCGCACGACCGGATACAACTGGTTCGCCGGTAGTGGTGTAGGGACTGCTCAATATCAGTACGTTTCCAACCCAGGCACTGGTGGATCTAAGCCCCAGCCCGCTATTGTTGGCGGCTCTGGCTGCAAGGAGGTACATGATGGCTAAGAGTATGGCACTCATTGAAAACGGAGGAGTTACCAACATGCTGTGGTGCTCCGATTCCGAGCCCGAAACTGCCACCCTCATCAACCCCGCAGACCGCCCCGTGGCTATCGGCGATACCTACAGCAATGGTAAATTTTATCGGGACGGGGTGGAAATCCTCACCCCGCTGGAAGAAGCGTTGAAAAAGAACGCCGAATACGAAGCGGCTCTTCAGGAGATTGAAACCGCTCTGGGGGTGAATAACACATGATGACCATAGAAGAACGCAAAAACGCCATTATTGCGAAAATCCTGGAAATAAAAACCAGCGGCGGCGAGGAACAGCTGAAAGAGCTGGATGAAGCCTACAAGAAAGGGGTTGACAGTCTGTGACACAAGAGGAAAGAAAAAGCATCATGTATGCTCAGGGGCGGGCGAATGCGCTTGCCTTGCAGGAGAAAGCCCCGGACATGACAGGCACCGAACTGAACGCGGCGGATAGCAACATTCCCGGTTTCAAGGCTGCTGTCGCAAACAAAAACATGCTGGAGCGCAAGGCCGGGTTTGTGTGTCAATCGTCTGCTGGTCGTGTAGTGCGGCTAGTGCAACCCTATGACAGCGCTATCTACACCCAGGAGCCGGAGGAGCTTCCCGCCCAGTGGGGATTTGTGTGGTCTACAGACCCGGTCAAGGCGCTGCCCTTTGTGGCGATCTCCACCAGCCCCTACAACAAGGGAGATTGCTGTACGGAGGGCGGTAAAGTATACCGTTCAACGATGGGAAATAATGTATGGTCTCCTTCCGCATACCCTAAGGGCTGGGAGGAGGTGAACGTATGACGGTAAAGCAAATCCAATGCCTCCTGACCTATCTGGGCTATTCTCCCGGCACGATTGACGGCATTGAGGGCAGGAATACCCAAGGGGCAATCCGGGCGTTTCAGGCCGACTACGGGCTTACTGTGGACGGGATACCGGGTGCGGCTACCCAGAAAATGCTGATTGGTGCCATTGCCGGGACGGCGGTAAAAGTAGAGAAATCGGAGATCAGCGACGCGCCGAAAACCGGGACGTTCTGGGATGATATCCGGTATTTCACCCGGGAGGAATTCCGGTGCCAGTGCGGCGGGAAATACTGCAACGGTTTCCCCGCAGAACCGGTGGAGGAAACCGTCCGCATGGCGGATGAGATACGCCGCAGGGCGGGGGTTCCCCTGAATGTGAATTCCGGTGTGCGGTGCAAGCGGCACAATGCCGAAGTGGGCGGGGTATCCAACTCCCTGCACACCACGGGGCAGGCCGTAGACCTCTCAGGGGCTATCTCCCCGGAGAAACTGTATGCCATAGCCCAGGAGGTACAGGCCGAGAAAATCCCCGGGCGGGGCGGTCTGGGGCTGTACAGATGGGGCATTCACGAGGACAACGGGAAATACAGCCGGTGGAACGGCTGAGAAGGGAGTATGCCAATGGAAGAAACGGAAATCGCTGGGCGGCTTTCCGCTGTAGAACAGCGGAGCAAATCCAACTCCCACCGTCTGGACGCGCTGGAACGGCACACGGAAGCGGTGAACACGCTGGCAACATCCGTCGCCGTCATGGCGGAGAAGGTGGAGGTCACCGGGGAAAAGGTTGACGGCCTCTGCACGGACGTGCAGGAGCTGAAATCCGAACCCGGCAAGCGGTGGAAATCGGTGGTAGAAAGGGTCATCTACATCGTCGTAGCCGCTGTCGTAGGGTTTATTCTTGCCCGGCTTGGGCTGGGCTAAATTTAAGGAGGAACAACATGAAACTTTTTATCAGCCAACCAATGAAAGGCAAAACCAATGAAGAAATTGAAGCAGAAAGAGCGGAGGTAATAAGCCGTTTTGAAGCTGAGGGAATCAAAGTCGAAATTATTGATTCCTTTTTCAAAAACGCCCCCGCCCAAGCTGCCCCTCTGTGGTATCTCGGAGAGTCCATTAAGCTGCTGGGAGAGGCAGATGTTGTGTACTTCTGCAAGGATTGGCAGCACTACAATGGATGCACCATCGAGCATGAATGCGCCGTGAGATACGGCAAGAAAATTTTATACGCTTAACGAACAAGGAGGAAAACAAAAATGATTAACTGGGTTGTACGTATCAAGAACAAGAACTTCTGGCTGGCCGCAATTCCTGCGCTGCTTCTGCTGGTGCAGACGGTAGCTGCCCTGTTCGGCTTTACGCTGGACTTGGGCGAAATCGGCGACAAGCTTCTGGCCGTGGTGAACGCCGTGTTTGCCCTGCTGGTGATCCTGGGCGTGGTCAATGATCCTACCACCGCCGGTATTGCTGACAGCAAACAGGCAAGAACTTACAGTTCCCCCAAGGAGGACTGATGTGACAAGTGGATAAAGTCCCGTGGAATCGGGTGATTCTGGATGAGTTCTGTTCTCTGGCGATTCTTACGCCGCTAGAGGAAAAGATCATCCGCACCCGAGCCGCCGGATGGAGCCGTGTACAGCAGTGCCACGCTTACGGCATGTCCCTTGCCACATTAGATAGGTACATTAGGAAGTTGAAAAACTCCTATAACAGTGTGCAGGAGTATAGCTACATACTCCCAAAAAACATAGACTTCTGATAGCTTTTTGAAGGATATGTGATTGTAAGTCGGTAGGGAAACGAGAGTTTCCCTACCGACTTTTTTGTTATTCTATAGGCAGAAAGGGGGCGTTGCCTATGGCTGAATTTCAAAGCTTTAATCCAAATCCCCGCGCCGCGAAAGTCGGCGATTGCGCAGTCAGAGCTGTGGCAAAGGCTCTGGGAATTGACTGGTATCAATCATACGTTGAGCTGGCCAGCGAGGGGCTGACTCAATGTGATATGCCTAGCGCAAATAACGTATGGGGCGCGGTGTTACGGCGGCACGGATTCAGGCGGGCGGCAATCCCGGCGGAATGCCCGGATTGCTACACCGTAGGCGATTTTATCCGGGAATACCCTGACGGGATCTACGTTGTCGCGCTGAAAAACCACGTTGTTGCCGTGGAAAACGGCGTTTTGTACGATACTTGGAACTCAATGGACGAAAATCCTATCTATTTTTGGAGGCGTGAATGATGGCAAATCCTTATATGCAGCCCAACTACCAATCCGGCTATTTTCAGCCCAATTATTTCCAGCCGCAAATGCCCATCGGGCAACCGCAGATACCCGTCCAAGGCCAACAGCCGCCCCTTGATGACCGAATTTGGGTAGCTTCGGAATCTGCGGCGGAGGCGTTTATCGTCACGGCAAACGGATTTGTGCGGCTCTGGGACAGCAACAAGCCTGTATTCTACGAAAAGCGGACGGACGCGCAAGGGCGACCAATGCCGATTGTAGCGTATGAATACAAAATCCGGGACGCAGGAGCTACTCCGGAGGCAGTCAACGCAGGATTTGAGCAGCGGCTTTCCGCTGTAGAGGAACGGCTGAACCAGCTGACGGATGGAAAACGCGATGCCAAGAAAGCGGAGGTAAAACGCAATGACGCCTAATCCTATGCAGATGATTTCTCAATTCCCCCAATTTATGCAGCAGATGAGGGGGCAAGACCCGCAGCAACTGCTTAATCAGCTTGTGCAGAGCGGGCGTGTAAACCAGCAGCAGCTTAACCAAGCCCAGCAAATGGCACAGCAGATGCAGGGGCAGTTTGAGCAATTCCGGGGCATGTTTGGCTTCGGAGCGCCTAGAAGGTAAACAATAATCTGGCCAGATTTTGTTATATTTTTCATCTTTTGAAAGGAGAACAAAATGAGTATTACAGCAAGTGAAATGACCCCCGCTGATATCAGAGCTGTCACCGATGGCAACAACGGCGGCTATGGCGGAGGTTGGGGCGGTGATTGGTCTGCATGGATCATCATTTTCCTGATCTTCGGCTTCTTCGGCTGGGGCGGCAACGGCTGGGGCGGAGGCTTTGGCGGCCGTGGTTCCGGCGCTGGCGTTGTGGACGGGTATGTTCTCGCGTCCGATTTTTCCAACATCGAGCGGAAAATTGACAGCGTGAACAACGGTGTCTGCGACGGCTTCTACGCCATGAATACCGGTATGCTGAATGGGTTTGCAGGCGTGAACCAGAATATCAGCAACGGTTTCCAGGCGGCGGAGCTTTCCCGGTGCAATCAGCAGGCTGCCTTGATGCAGCAGCTTTTCCAGATGCAGATGGCAAATCAGGAGTGCTGCTGCGAAAACCGCGCCGCCATCCAGGGCGTGAACTACAATCTGGCTACCCAGAGCTGCGACACCCGGAACACCATCCAGAACACCACCCGTGATATCATCGATGCCATGAACTGCGGTTTCCGCTCCATCGACCAGCGCTTGACTGCCCAGGAGCTGGCGGCGAAAGACCAGAAAATCGCCGATCAGAATCAGCAGCTGTTTATGGCGCAGCTGGCTGCCTCCCAGAATGCCCAGAATCTCACGATCAAGGGCTACGTGGCTGACCAGTTCGCCTACTACAATCCCCGCCCGGTCCCCGCTTATCAGGTGCAGAATCCCAACTGCTGCTACGGTAACGGCTACGGCTGCGGCTGCGGGAACGTAGCGTAAGGAGGGGGTAGCATGGCGGTTGAACTTACTGCGAACGCTGCCCAGGCGGTTCCAGCCGGACAGAACGTGCTATTTACCGATACGCCGGTGAAATGCGGGCGATGGTATGTTGTTCACCGTGAAGGCGCTGGGCTGGTGACACTTCGGGGCATTTGCAATGGATGTTCCCCAATCGCGCGGTATCGCGTGCTTTTCGTGGGAAACATCTCTGTGCCTACCGGCGGAACCGCTGGGGCTATCAGCGTAGCGCTGGCGCTGGGAGGCGAAGCGCTTCCCACCACTACGGCGACGGCAACACCCGCCGCCGTGGGAGATGCATTCAACGTGGCGACTTCCGCGTTTGTGGATGTTCCCCGTGGGTGCTGCGCAGCGTTATCCGTGCGCAATGTCTCCGCGCAGGCAATTGATGTTGCCAACGCCAATCTGATGATTGAGCGCGTGGCCTAGGAGGTGAAATTATGAAGCACTGGGAACAGCTGAGAGATACACTTTGCCGGGAACTGGACGAAATCGCCGAAAAAGGCGAACTGTCCGCCGGTGATCTGGAAACCGTGGACAAGCTGACGCACACCATGAAGAATCTGGACAAGATTATGATGGGTGAAGGATACAGCAGTGCCGGGGACTGGTACGCCATGGGCAACTATGGACGGGATGGCTATAGAGCCGATTACCGGGACAGCGTGAGCTATCGAGGCCGTAAACGCGATAGCATGGGGCGCTACAGCCGCGCAGACGCCAAGGAAGATATGGTGGATAAGCTGCGGCGCATGATTGATGAAGCGCCGGACAGCCGGACGCGAGAGGCTCTGGAAAAGGCCGTCCGTTGTATGGAGGATTAAAAAATGTTGGCAGAGCGGGATTTACTGGAAACAATCGAAGAATGCAAAGCAGTGAAGCGCCCGACGGCGGCGACATGCCAGTTAATGGCCTCGTGCTATACCATTCTAGATCACCTGTTCCCGGAACATTCCCGCTCTGCTGATATTTCCCCCGTAAGCCTGTATTCCGCTGCTCCTGCACCACAAAAAGATGAAATATCCGGGAGCGAGTTTGCAATTGCCGCAAATTCAGCGGGAATGAAACGGCTATTAGAAGTGATGGACGAACACATGGAGTGCATTCGGCTGATCTATCCAAAAGAATACGCGGCGATTATGCGGCGGCTCAGAGAATGA